GCAACACATCGAGATAGTTGGCCAATTTCCAATAGTTACTATAAGTTGAGCAGTCGGTACTCAGATAGGGCGGGTCAATAAAGAACACAACTTCGGGTACATGCTTCCAACGATCAAACAATTGCCTGTAATCCATTTTTACAACTTCAATGCCGTCAATGTAATCGTTTGCGGGTTCGTAGTCATTTTTTCGGACGCAATTGTACATGCATTGCTTTGATAGATCATTGTAATTTGTAGCATAATTCATACTAAATAACAAGCTACTTGATATAGTGATATAATCAATATATCCGCTACGCTTTTCTTCCTGTTTTATGGCTTTCAGAATGGCCGCTTTGGCTTCTTTACTTATCACCTTATCAACTGGCGCATCTTTCAGTATAAAGCGAAATTCGGCCAACAGCACGTTGGTTCTTTCTATGTTAGATACACGCAAATGATAATCATCATAATCATTATAGACAACCGTTGCATCCGGATATTGAGACTTAGCCCAATGGCTCAGTAAACCCGAACCACCAAACAAATCAACAAATACCGGCGCTGTTTTAAACTCGTTTAAAGCCTCTTTAAAGGCAGTACTAAACCGCCGCTTTTGCCCCTGAAAAGGCAGGGGACTTTGATTGTAATTTTTACTCATCTTTCTATTTTTTATTTAAAAAACTAATACTATTTTTGTAGTCTCCTACTATTACATATATACCAAAGGTGCACGAACACCGAGTGAAGACTTTAAGCCTTCGTCTCGGGTGTTCGTGCACCTTATATGTTTAGGCGGTGTAGGAGCCGCTTAAATTGGCGGAGGCTTTTTTACCTCCAATTAGGTCTAAAAACTATTATCTATTGCCCTAACGCAATGATTTTTGTCCAACAAACTCAGAAATTTTGTAAACATCCTTCCAAATACGCTGAGCGAGCCAGCAAGCTGGTTCACGCCTAAGAAGTGTGAGATAGTATGTCCATCTGATTTAAATGTGATTCCATTCTTAGTTATAAAAACTAAGTTCAACAAAGCCCTGAACTCACCACAACCATAAACATCAATCCTTCGGGCAGTATCCAAAAAGTAACCCGACATAGCCTTAATGCTCTTTTTCTGAATTGTCACAATTACCACATTTAGTGGCGTTAACAACGGAAATAATATCACCGCAATGAGAAATAGCAAGAAATTTATTACTAGTTTCATAATTATTTATTTAATATTTTTACATCAAATCTATGTCGGACTGTGGTTGGATTTGTTATCCAATTTGGTGTCATCCACCTTATGTACAACTGATCACCAGCTATAACTTCCAAAGGTGAAGACAACTTATAATTTTTAAGAAATTCAGATGTTGAATGAGTCACATCCGTAGCAAATACCTTACTTGTACCTTTGGTATGATTATGAATTGCAAAAGTTGAATATTCATTACTTCCTACGGAACCTCCGACGCTAGCCAATAAAGAAACTTCCGTCACATATCCCGAAACCTGACATATCAATGATCTGGAAACCATATACGTATTAGTTGGTGCTAAATCGGGTATACTACCAATATAATACGATATTCCATCTCCTGGCATTGCTGCTCCGTGAGCAAAATCATAAACCACAAAATTATCGGGAATAAGGTCAATCCAATCCTCTAGCGGTTCATAATCAATAAGACTTCGAACATACACTTTCAATTTGTTAGTGACAAAAGACCTTGTGATCAAAAATTGAGTAATAAAACCGGAATCTTCACCGTCTACTACTATCATCCGGAATGGTATTCCATCTTCGATTCCAACATCAGGAAAGTCTCCAGGGTAAGTTAATATATAAAATCCATCGGCTGATATTTTATTCAAGTTTTCAATTGCAACATATTCATCGTCGTCGACAATATCAACACTATACTTCTCTAATTTTCTAGATAACATATTGTTAAAATGGGCGATGATATCATCGTTTCCCTTTTTAATTGCCGCACTTAAATTACGTGATGCTGGAGTAGCAGCTGACTTCTTTTCCCAGCCTATTTCAGTTTTTACCCAGACGTTTCCTTTATGTTCATGCGTCTGACCCATATAGGCATTCTCCGGAAATGTCAACACATCATCTGTTGAAATAGGTGTTTTATCAGCATTAATGACAGATTGAACGTTTGAATAAACAATCGCTCCTAACTGATCAACCGCATAGGCTTGTATATATGTGATCCCTATTGGGAGGACATTGTCAAGCACAATTACATTTGTCAATGAACTTTCTTTTGTTCTCTTCAAAACGTCAGTTAGAGGTAATTGATTCGAACTCCAAACAACGCCCCATTTGATAATAGATAAAGATGTTGAACTTATTATAACCTTTGCCACATTATCCGCTGAATTATAATCCAATTGATGCGTAACATCAAAATCACCAACAGGATTGGGTAAATAAATACATCTTACAGGAGCTCCAAGAGCCACATCACCTCCATAGTTGGCATATGGTGTAACGTAATACTCTGAAGTATCATTATAAAGAGCCCTTTCTCTATAATCTCTATTAATCTCTATTACAGGCTCTTCACTTTCAAAATAATCTATAAAATCGCCAAAATTATCTGGCGGCACAATAGATATTCCAATACCTATGTAAAGCACAGGTACTGGCATAGACGTTAATCGAATTGTCGCCCAGGTTCCTTCACTATCTGTAGTAGAACTTACTATGTTAATAACTGGTACTAAAGACGTAGAGTCAGCAAGCGTAATAAATGTCATTTCTGAACCGTAATATACCTTGCCAGCAGCAATAGCATATGATCGAACATAATATAATTTACCTGACTGTAAAGCTGTTAAATTTGCTTCATAACTACCCAATTTAAGTCCGAGATCAGCACTTGTTTTTAAAGTTGGCTGCGTCATCAAACCGACACAAATACCTCGTTCGGTCACTTCTGATTCTGAAGACTCAATTATCGCACTAACTTTTGCACTATTTTTAGTTATCAAAGAAACAGAAAGAGTCTTCAGACTCACGCCACCTGTAATAAAACTACCCGATCCAGGACTATATGACCAACCTTTCGATGTGCGCGCAGCTGCTCTGTAATAGAATTTAGAAGCAGCTTTAAGATTTAATACATTAATATAAAACGTATTATCATCTGTCACTGCAGTTGAATCTATATACGCATCTAAAACTGTCGGCATAATATTTTCAGAACTATAAACAAATCCAGTCTGCAAGATAGTACTGCCACCATCAGAGCTAATTCCACCACCTAATATAACAGAACTATCTGTTATATTTGTTGGTAATTTCTCATAAAGTACTGGATAACCTGCAACCTGCTTTGTCGTAAAATAACCTGTTTTATTTTCTACAGGATGTGCCCAACCTGGCGACAGCTCTTGCCACTGAACATATGTACTAGTACTAGAGGTTCCATCTTCAGTAGTGGCATAAACCTGAACATAATACCTTGTAGCCGGCAGTAGCCCAACAAGATTAGCCTCCCATCTTTGCGTACTAACATTAATAATTTCAACGTCTTCAACAGCTTCAATTGTTGACCCAATTTTGATGCCTCTGCTAACGATAGACGAATCCCCAGTATCAAAGCAACGAACAATTATTTTAGCAGAACTTTGTGTTAAGTTTACTTCAGGAATATCAAGTATCAAAACCGGTAATACAGGCTCATTTAAGGTCGAAAATGACTGCATAGCACCATATACATATGTGCCGTTGTTTCGCTTAAAGAATGGGCGGCAAAAATATGTTGTGTCTGGTTCTAAATCAATAACCTCAATGTAAGGAGGATTTCCTGAATCAAATTTAAACGGATAATCAGTGCCACCATTAACGAATATATCATTAACCGTCGGCAAATTATTAGTTTTGCTAAGACAAATGCCTGAAAATATTACATATGAATCAAGCCAGTAAGTTTCAAAGATAGCCTTTAACTTTCGAGCGCTAGGTATTAAATTGACAATGCCAAAAGAATCGATTGGTTTAGGATCATAATTTTCACCGACGAAAACGTACTGATCACCATTTCCACCTAGAACCTGATTTATGTATTCACGCCTCCAATCTGCGCTTCCAAAATAGGTGTCAGTTACATTCCAATGCGCAAATGCATCTTGTTTCGGATTGTAACACATCGATTTGTAATCAGCTGCAACATGTGGAAATGTGTTTTTGTTGGTATCACGAGTTGAATAGTCGCGAAACACAGTTCTTGCTTCCAGCCTTGCCTCTGAATCATCGACAAACTGAGAATACGAATCGTTAACTGCATAATAATACATAGGCTCTCCGTTGTAATTCCATACAGGATTAAAAAGTTTAACCTCGAACCAGTTGTCAGAAGAATACCCCGTGAGTCGCCCAACAATGCTATTTTTAAGTACGTAAAATCCTGAAGAACGCTTTCCTGTTGACTTAAAAACATTATCTTTAATATTGCCTACTGCAATCACAACTAAACCGGCTATAGAGCCGTCATATTTCTTATAAGTATCTCTTGTTTCCATAAATTAAAATTCAACCCATTGTCCGTTATACATAGTAAACTCTTTTCCCGAAATTGCCGAAACCCACTTTGCTCCATTGTGAGCATCTACTGGAGGAACAGAAGAAATAGAACTGGATGCTTCAACAGCATCAGTTAGAACCTCAATAGCCTCACCAAGGCGTTGATGCGTATTAGCAGCACGCTCTGTTTCTTGTTTGATAAGCGCAGCTTTAGACTGTGCGTCTGATAACTTTGTCATAAATTTAATTGTTAATCGGGCAAGAATCGTTGTTTTCAATTCTTGCTTCATCTTTTTTAATAAATATCCCAGGATAGTCATTCTGTTTTAAATTAGTTATATACCCAGCATATGCATTGATACGTTCTATATACTCTATCATCGGCATCGTAGACAAATAATCAACATCAACACTCTGATAAGTAATGCCATCGAAGACAAATTGGAGCCTAACATCAAAGTCATCAAATCCAATATTCAAGCCTGATTCATATTTTATTACTCTTAGCGTTCGAGCACGCTGATGACCTGAATTGACGAAACCAGAGGAGGTTGCAATACTCTTCACAGCCCACGCTAACATGACATTTGTTTTAGGAAAAGATATTGTGTTTCCGCCTTGATAGAGCCTAACAGCTATTGCCTCATCAGTAGACTGTTCATCAGAAGACCATAGCTCTTCATTATATTGAATTCCTATTTTGTCTCTATTTCCAACAAATTGTTGCAACTCGATGTAACTTGGCAAATGCCAATTACTACCCATACCGGAAGCAATGAGTTTAGAAGAGCTCCAATTATGCCTTCCAAGAGGAGAAACAATTTGATATTGAACACCAATAATGGCACCAACATATCCTCCACTATAATATTCACCAATTTGTAGTTGTTTCTTTTCGCATACGTAATTAGTCCAAACCACATCGTAAGCATATGTAGACTGTTCGGTCGAAAATCGTTTTCCATATAGCTTATATTTGTTTATTAAACTTTGGAGCCGACTATAATCAACTGTTACAGATTCAGGTATATTAATTATAAAATCAGTTGATATGCCATCTGCATCGGTAATATAAATTACACGATTGAAAGTATTCAGTAATCGATAATTCAGCATAAGCTCTAAATACATCACTTGACAAGTAGTAGATGCCTGTAATCTGATATCAGCCTGCCATGCACGGAACTCATCGTACATAAGTTGAAATACAGCACCAATAGCGGTAATCGCTGTCATGTCACGACGTAATAACGTGGGAAACAATAGCTTAAGTAATCTTTTAAAGTCGATATTCATTATATTTCCGTTTGTGGTTGATAATTTACGTTGATTTCATTCACTACAAACCAGCCGCTTTGGCTTGCATAAGTTCCCCATGTTACAGGTTCTAGGTCGCGAATTACACAACTCGTTATTTGAACATCAATCACACCTTCGGCCATTTGAACCCGATCGATCAGCTTCGACAAGTTCAGTTTACCTCCAAAATTAATATCGTTGAGTGTGTTAATAAATTCATTAACAGCATCCTCTACAGGGTGATCAGTTCCTGTTATCCTTTGCCCTGTTTGTTTAAGGATGAGTGGATTGTAGTTGACAACTAATCCAAACGAAACAGTATCCCCTGCAGTACTGATGCACTCAACAAGCACCCCGGCAGGCCTTATTTTTTTAGCATATATATCAAACAGTTCCAAGTCATTTGAACTAAGAGCCTCAATTGTTCCATTCGATTCTGTTGCAACGTATAACTTCACCTTACAAGGAGCTTCTCCACTTGCAGATTCACGAACTGCAACGCGCTTTATAATCTGCCGAGACGCATCTAACGTTGCGTATTCGTAGGTAAATGTTTTTTTATTTAGGTACAAATCATCTCCTCTTTGAAATTGCAAAGCCTGAGTATGCCACCATGGAGAAGTTGCCAAATATCTAGCATCAATCTTATCTTGAATTTCTGCTTTAAATATATCAATTACAAGCTCAAAAACATATATGCAGTAGCCGACAGCATAAAAAAGAATCGATTCAAATGCTGCAATGCTAAACACAGCACTGAACCCGGCTTCGAGATCAGAACTACTAAGCTCATACCTGCGCTGAACTATTTCATTGCTCATGTAATAATCACCGATTTTGTTTTTCCAATATGTTGCTGTGTTTGCCATGTTAATTAAATGTATAATCAAATGTGTAATCAAATATTCTTTTTTCTTCGTCTTTAGATGCATTTATGCCAGTCGATGGCCTTAATCCTTTGCTTGAAAAGTATTGCTTAATAGGTGCAGCTACAACATTTAACGTATCAATGTCAGTAGTGGTCAGAGGCTCATCTGTTATGCTCATATCCGCTTTAAGTGCAATAAAATACGCTGAATCAACCGAGCCAGTCTCCTGAATAGCAATATCTAAAAACGATTGTCCTTCGAGTGCTTTCATTCTCCTACAACTTCATCCACATAGTTTTTCAATGCTTTTCTATCAGCAAGAAATTGCATATATGCAACTTCAGCAGCTACGTCGCCAATGCCGAGCTTGTACTCGTTGTAGTCATTAATTAGCTTCGCTTCAACGCCATCGCCCCATTTTTCAGATATGGCAATTGCTTTGATTTTTTTAGCATCAATCGCACCGTCAATTCTCACTTCGTGAGCCGTGAATCCACCATCTACCTGTAGAATGTCGAATCGAAAAAGATGATAACCATCAGGAACTAGCTCCAGGGATATCGGCATAGTTTTATACGTTACTATCATATATTTTAATTTATCACTTTAAACTCTTTGCTTTACTTTAATCGCCTTCGCTTGCGCTACCAACGATCTTGTTTTTATGTATTTTTTGCCAAGAGGCAGGGTTTTCATTACATCAAAAATTTACAATGCTGGGAGCTGATGGTCGAATTCGCATTCGAAGGCGAATTATTCGTATTCGAATAAACGAGACCTGCATTCGAACTATTCGTAGCATTACCGCCAAACAACACACTTGCAATGAACAACCTTTTTTAACAAAGCCCCGCGAACGCTAAATAAAGCAAAGCCGGGAGCCGACGGTCGAATACGCATTCGAAGGCGAACGATCCGTAGTCGAACAAACGAGACCCGCAGCCGAACTATACGTAGCATAACCGCCAAACAACACACCCTTAATAACTGATGCTGAAATGTCGCGATAGAAATAGTCGGCAAAATAAGTAGCGGATGATCCACCGACAGTAGTCGGCATTATATCTCCAGATGCTCCGAACAAAATTGTTTTGATAAATCCTTCATCACGGGCAATTAAGCCTTTATAATCGTAGTCAGTAAAAGCTACAGAGCTAAATTTTGAAGCATCAGAGCTAGTGTATAATTTACTTGTACCACCAGCTGCATCTGTTTTTACGTCGACCAAAACGCCATCCATCCATTTCCATAAATGGCCAAACGGATTTTCAATGCCGCGATATCGGTTAGCTGTAAACGATCTGTTCACCCCTGCACCACCAAAATCCGTGACAGTAAATGACACTTCACCACTACCATTGCCGAGCGAATTAGTAACCCCGCAATTACAGAATGGATTGCGTCCATTGAAGTTTAACCATTCGGTATCGTTCGCCATTGTTATTCCATTTCCCAATCCACCTGTACGATAGCCATTAGCATCTAATCCAGCAATAGGCAACTGAGAATTTAACGTAGCATACTCAACTGCAAAAAGCCAGAATATTTGCGTTTGAATTGAATATACATTACAATTCCATCTGATAGAGCCCTTGTTTCTCGCATAGATTCTAAAATTTGTCAGATTTATGTTTGTAACAGGTTTTCCCAATAATGATTTAGATGTACCATCATAAGTAGCTTCGTTTGTACCACCCCTATATGTCGTGCTAGTATTTACCACACTGCACAATCTATTAGTAGTCCTATTCAATGATGCTTCAAATGCCGATACATATTCATCCTGAATAAGTGTATATCCGGGAATTTGTCTGTCCGAATATCTGACATCCCAAACAATAGGTGTTATCTTTTCGCATTTAAAATATCGCCTAGGCAGATGAACTTGTACATCTCCATCAGTTCCATCGAGAACCGATGCAGTTCCATCTGATTTTTGCGCCCAGTTTGTCGGATTCAAATAATAATTAACTGATCCGTCCTCTTTTTGCAAACAACCCCTCATTAACTTATGAATCGGTAAGGTTTTATGTAGTTCAAGATTTCCTATCCTTGTAAGTGTTGGATTTGAACTCAACAAGTCAACTCGAACACCGTAACTAAATTGAGCCTCTATCAAAGTAGTCCAATCAGCGGTATTACTGACAGAGGCGTTAACGAAAAAATTTTTTATGGCTGTACGGAAGGTATCATAATCGGGGTATGGATTGCCATTGGCATCACATACATTATTTATATTTTCCGTCAGCACTTTTTCTGAATAACGAGTCAATACTATACTACCTGTTAGTTCATTAATATCACGTGTAAATCCGTCTGATGAATACTCCTTTGAGCCAATTACACATACATTTAAATCTGAATCATAATATACCTTTGTCATAATTCTGTATTTTAATAATTTGCATTTATTACCAATTTCCCATCCTTGCCAAACCCACACGAATTCACCGTTTGCCCATCTTCACGAAGATTTGCACGAATTTCGCGAAGCAAGTCCGAAGGGTCATCATCATCGATAAATGAAGCTAACCCGACACCCATCGTAGGAGCTTCTTTTATTTCGCCTTTTTGAGCTAGTATAATCGTGCGTTGATTTTGCCGGGTTACATCTCCAATCTGAAAGCCGGAAACTATTTTCCCTTCAGCATCCCGAACGACTTTGATATCCAACTCCATGTTTTCAGTCAATAATATGCCTTTGTCTTTTGCCATTAGTGTTTAATTTTCATATTCTCAATTTCCGAATAATCACCTAATTGTTTCCCTGTAATTGCTCCTTTTAATGCCGCTTGTAATGCACTGGGCGAACCGTTACCTGGTTCCGGTATTGGAGTTCCTGAAATAACCGATATCAAAGCCTGAAGCAATGAGTTTGTTTTATCCAATTCATCTACCAGTTTGGGCGTTATGGTCAATCCACCATTTTCCCCACCATCAAACACCACACTTTCAAGCTCTGAAAACATCTCCACAAACAACTCATCACTATCACCAATACGACTAACGATAACCGAAGAGTTTCTAGTAGGAGTTATCACACATCCTTTTTTAGCATCATCCCCAGTTCCAACTGAAGCACGTTTTCTGACATCAGGATAAAGTGTCCCGGATAAATCTTTTACATCAATGTAATCTTTGTCCGGATAGTTATTTTCGACAACGCCCAGGAATGTTTTTTCATTCCCGGCACCGAGCTTTTGAATAGCCTTTTTAATTCTTTCTTCAGGTGTCATAACTTCACTGTAAATTCAACCGTTCTACGTCCACCGCCTTTGTCAGCTTTTACCGTTGTTTTCGTAATATAATAAGTTCCGTCGCGTTCCTGGTATTTTGGGTCACTTAGTTTCCCTTTCATTCCAACCGTTGCAAATGGTTGTAAAAAAGTGGTTATCTTACCTTCGTAACCCGAATACTTATACTTTTTTATTTCTTCAGTAGCCAATTTTTTAAGCTCAGCAACATTCGATACGTTATAAAAGAAAAGTGTTCGTTGACTTCCTTCTTTATCTCCTACCTCAGCTTCAACCTTTGTGTTGTCCGGCTTAATCCACACGGCTTTTATTTTAAGGCTTACATCATCGGCACTTCGATATTTCAGATCATCAGCATTGATTGTATTGTAGCCCAACTTGTATTTTACCGTTCCGTTGTCAATCACATAAGCAAGCCCGGCATACAATGTTTTCCCCATAAAGAAAACCGCCACTCCATACTTTTCCTTCAGAACCTGTAAAGCTTCAAGACAGGTTATATTTGCCGGTATAATGTACTTAGTAAAATTGATTGCCGGTATGTTATCGCTCAAAACTATATCAGTGCCTTTTATAATGTGCTTCAAGACTTCCAACATGGTAGTTTTCGACCACGTTTTTGTTTCGCACGGTCTTCGCAATTGGAACTCATATCCTTCGCATTCAATTTCAAGCGGAGTTTTATAGTTTATCCGATAAATGAAACCTTCCAATTCCAGTTTGAAATCGTTGTTATAAGCTAACCAAATACTTATTTTATCGCCTCTACTGAACTGCGTAGCCGTCTGAACGCTTTCACCGACTTTCTTATCTTTATACACCAGGCGCGCTGATGTTGGTATGCTAAATTTTGCAGGTTGATTAATTTTAAAAATGTCGTGTTCGCACTCAACAGCATGAAATGCATCAAAGGATATCTTTTTGTTATCCGATTTGCGTACTATTTCAAAATGTCCACGAAGTTTGACGTACATTATTCTATAATCAATTTAAATTCAATATCACTTACCAAATCACACTCAAACGCTTGCATATTTTTAAATCCTTTCACTTCAGGAAATTTCAAATTTTTCACAACAACTTTTTCGTTGTCCTCGAACAATAGCGATGTTCTTGCATTTTCAATCTCGAGCGATTCACTTGTTTTATACAGCTGCCTAAGGTCTGATACTTGCTGATCAGGATAATCCATATCAGGTGAAATAATGATACCTTTTACATTTATCTCCCAGTCATCAATTGAAATTTCTTCCTTTACAGAACCCTGTTGATTGACAAGCTGCGTTTCAACTATTGTTTTTTTGCTGACAATGGATGAAACTGTATTCTGAAGCATAAACTTTGTACCATCAGACTTAATCAACCAAATAGGCAAAAACACTTCATTGCCGTTATTATTTTGTCCGTAAAAAGGTGAACCTTTAATATTATATTCCCGACGTTCCGAAGGTTGCGCGAAGCTATATTCCGAAGATTCCGAACTTCCACCAAATATCTTTTTTTCAACTGAATTTTGCAACCCAAACAGGAACGGAGCTGGAGCATATCCCCAAACACTTTTGAAAACATCAACTAAATCAAACTCATTGAAATTATACTTATTCATTACTCCGTTGCCAAATTGTTAGCACTATTCAATACCTGAGACATCACCTCAATCACAATATCCTTAATTTTTCCAGCACCTTCAGTTACATTAGTTGATTGAACCGTAATACTACCAACCATTTCTTTGTTTAGATTAATGGTTATATTTGTAGGCTTACTTCCACCACCGGCAATGCTTTTTATTTTATCATCCGGATTTATTGACCCACCTGTTGTGTTTGCACCTGCTAATGAACTACCACCACCTATTAACGAACTTGCACTTAAACCACTCGCTTTGCTTTTTACACCATTGTTATAGCCCTTTGCCCACGTTTCGCCAATTTTCGAACCGTTATCTTTAGCAGCTTTTACAAGACCCTGACCACCGTAGCTATTTGCAAATCCTGAAGCTGCTTGTTTTGCACCTGATTTTACTTTATTCCAGTCAGCTGAAAATATACCTTTTATTATTTCACCTAAACCTGAAAACATGTCAACCAGACCTTTTACTGTATTTACAACAGCATCTTTTAGAAATGTAACAAATAGCTTGAACGTTTCCCAAAGCCCCATTACACCGCCTCTGAACCATGCGAATTTATTCCAGGCAATAACGATCATTGCAATTAAAGCAGCAATACCAATTATTATCAATCCAATAGGATTCAACATCATTGTACCGTTTAAAATCGCTTGAGCAATAGTCCACATCTTAATTCCCCAGGTTATAAGCTTAAACGCTGCAAATGCACTTAAAGCAACACCGGTTAACTGCAACAACATGTCCGAATTTTGTCCAATCCAATCAACCATCGGCATCAGAAAATTCATAAGACTGCTAGCATACGGTAAAAGTTTGAGCCCAATTTCAGCACCTGTTTGGCGTAAAGTTCCAACCAATGTTGAAAATTTACCTGAAGCCGTTTGGCTCATTTTATCCATCATGCCAAAGAATAACCCGCCTTTGCTTGTTGCATGTTGAAATGCACCTTCAATCATTTCTGCAGATATCTTTCCACCTTCCATTTCTTTGCGAAGCGTAGCCATGCTTTTACCTGTCATTTTTTGCAGTTCCTGAAGCGGGTTAAACCCGGCATTAATCATCTGCAATAAATCCTGACCCTGTAATTTACCGGCACTGAACATTTGAGAGAAAGCAAGTGTCAAAGAACTCATTTTGTTGGCATCACCCATAGCAATATCACCAAGCATTTTCAGATGAGGCAAAATCTTTTCGGCTGAAGTACCAAACGAAAGCATCATTTTAGCATTATCAATCAGCCCTTTGTTTTCGTATGGTGTGTCATTTGCAAACTTATTAATGCCGTCGAGCATTATTTTTGCTTTTTGAGCACTTCCAAGAAGTACATCGAAACTTATTTTTGATTGCTCAAGATCGGCTCCCATCTTTACGATAGCTTTAACCCCCTGAAACAATGCCATTGCACCAACAACATTTCGGATACTTCCGGCTAAATCATTAGTGCTGTTATTTGATTCACGAACCCGGTCAATATATCCCCGCCATGATTGCCCAGCTCTATCAATTGCCCGCTGTGCAATTGTCATTGAACGTTGTGTGTTACTTCCAACTTCGTTTGTACTTCGCGATACATTTTCGGCAGCACGGGCAGCGTTTTTCAAAACGCCACTTAACAGGTCACGTGCTCGTAATATGTATTCAACACCGGTACTCATCGTTTATTTGCTTCAGCTTCTTTTTTACGGATATAATCAAGTTGAGCCACTTTGTCAGCCCATTGTTTATCGGTTAAATGCGAGACATCGTAACCTAAGTAGTATTCTAATTGGGTCGACAATAAGCCGACCCAATCACTTTGTACATTCTCCGAAGCCTCGCTTAGAAGTTTTTTAGTTCTGTCTCTTTAAACTCAATCAACTCTCCGGCTTTTACACAGGCGTTGAACCAAAGGGTTTCATCCTTTTTGATTTCTTCAGAACCTCCCAGCCAACAATTAGTTAATACAGCTTCACCGGTTTTCATCAGTTTACCCATATTCATTTCAATGTCGCTGCCATCGTTTTCGCCTTTCGACATTTTGAACGACATTTGACTGAGAGCGTAACTGGTAGTTTGACGGTCTATTTTACGAACATAAGCAATGTGTCCATCCACAATTACACCGTGAACTTTGCCGTATTTAGCTTTCCACTGTTCAATTTGATCAGGCGTTACTTCGCCCACAAAAGTTACTTTTTCCATGATTAATAAGGAGATGTTGTGTTATACTTGATTTTTTTAGTAAACAATGGAGTAGTTATTTCCATGAATTTAGCACCTTGTTCCATGGCTTTTTCAATTTCCATAAACTGACATCCTTCGCAAATATCAGTTACGATCTTTGCACCGACATTATTTTCAGGAATAAACGAATGCACGATTGTAAAAGGTGGAATTTTAAAAGGATCACCACCACCGGCTGATATAATCGCTTCCATTTCCGACTGGAGTAATTTTACTTCACTCGAATACTTTTTATTGCCATAACCCACATCAACAGGCTCATCACCTTCAGCGTAAATAGGTTCAATCTCACGCTCTGATTTGTACTTAAATCCGGTTATCCCGGTTACAAACCGACCGCCCATAAAACAGCGGTATTCTGACCAACTATATGCCATAATTTTGAATTATTATTTGTTTACAAAACTCAACACCACTTCTATAGGATTCAAATAACCTTTAGGAGTGATATTCAAATACATTTTTTGAGCGTTACCGGAAAGAATGTCGATAGTTGCGTCAATTTGAGCAGTGAATTTCGATATTTCACCTTTCATAGAGTCATTCACCTGGTCCTCTATCTTTTGCTTAAGATAGGCACATACTGAAGCGTGAAGCGTTCCATCATCATTTACTTCAACATCATCGTCCAACTCTTCAACATAGGTATTGTAAGCAATTTTAAGAGCCTTGTCAATGGTTCTGATACGAGCAATCATATTCAGATCATCAGTGGCAGATGTAGCCGTAAAGTCACCATTGAAGTAATAACCGGCGCGACCCGGGAACTGGCGAGCTATGATATATCCTTTGTCGTGAATTGTACCTAAGTCCTCACGTCCGGCAATGGCTAAACCATCACTCAAGTAAGCCGTATCGACAGGCAAAGCACCATTTTTTACACGCGATATTTTGCGCTGAACTGCTATGGCTGCTAACTGACCAAGCACCGAACCAATAGATGCTGATTTATCATTTTTTGAAGAGAACAAAACCGTACTGGTACGATAATTTGATTCGGCACGTAAGCTGGCCAATGCATCAACACCAGTCATTTTCCTGCCTTCAACAACCAAGACAAAAGGCATAATTTTAGCCAGATAATCCATTGCCAATACCTGACCCTTTGTACGGGCGGTTTTCACTTCAGAATCAAGTCCGTCAACAGTAGCCCCGCCATCGGTTGAAGCTGCTATACCCAAAGCTGCTATTTCGCCATTAGCTGCATTCAAAATGAGTTTTGCAGGGCAAACCAAAAGCGTAGAATCTACCATTTCGGAAAGCTTAGTAGTAGCAGCCACAAGCATAATCCAAAGCTTTGCGCCCGTACCGGCTATTGCATAAAACTCAGAAATATGCCTGTAAGCATTTGCATTCGAAGTCGTACTAATGCCTAATTCATTTGCTCCATCTGTGGAGTAAATAGCTTTAGGCTCATTGAGCGCAATTTTGTCGACAACAGCAACACCGGGCAATATCATTGCCACAGTATTGTCGTTTGTTTCGGCAACTAAGCCTAGTCCGTTACGGACAAGGCTTATTGATACGTTTGGTAATCCGGTCATGGCTTACAGGGTATAATATTCGGGTTTTTTACCTACTTTTTTACCATGCTCAGATGCAAGATCGGACTTAGTAAACCAATATCCATTAACCGGGCAACGCCAAATTTCTTTGATGTATTGAGCTCTCATCAATTCTTCAGCTTCAGCCGAGAAATCAACTACATCAGGCTTCGCAACATCTTCGGTAGTAGTTTCCGGAGCTTCCACATCTGCAACCACCTCAGTAGTTTCGGTAGGAGCTTCAGTAGCTTGCATATCTGCAACCGTTTCAGTTACTTCAGTAGATTCCACATTGGTAACTTCCTGAGTTGTTTTGGTAGTAGCTGCAGCAACTTCTACTTTTTCTTTTTGTTCGACAACAGGTGTCGTATTTGTTTTCTTTGCCATTTTACTTAATTAATTTATAGCGTTTCAACATTAAATACACAAATAATAAGATTCCGACAATGGTAATAACAGCCACAATGGTAATCCAACCAGGCGTTTTCACTTCTGTTTTTTTATCAGTTGTTTGTTGCTGAGCTTGCTTAGATTGTCCTTTATCTTTTGTTTTAGCCGCTTTTTCACTTTCCGAGTTATCGGTTAGCTTTTTAGCGTTTGTTTCCTGAGACTCCGAACTTGATTGCAAGTTCTTTTTATCGCCTCTTTTCGTTTTACGGTTTGTTGTCTCCGTTTCGGTAGGGTATTGCTTTCCGCTGCCGTCAGGAGCTGAGAACTTCGTTTTAGTTGTCGTTTCTTCAACCAATTCGTCTGTTGTACTTTTGTCTGAAGCAATTGTTTTGGCACTACCTGAATACTCATCCAGTTCGTTGACTTTAAGCTTCAGTTTTTCAGCATTTTCAGTGCTCAAATTTGCTTCAGTAGAAGCTTTCTGTTTTGATTGATCAACCTGCTTAGTCGTTTTACAACCAACTAAACTAATAATCAAAAAATACAACAACACAAAAAAAGGCATTAACAGTACTTTAGCCGGATTTCTTCTGTTTAAATTACCCAGCAGCCTGTTTTGCTTCTTGAATTTTCTCTTCGAGGTTTTCATGATCTATACTATCTAAAATTTTTAAAATCTTACTAATGGTCGTGTTTTGTTTTCTTACTTCGGTTCGTAGTGATTTTACTTCGGTCAAAACATCATTGTAATTTTTAAGCAACTGTGCACTGTTTTCTTCCTGCTGTTTGTAGCGTGCCTCCATGCTTTCAGCAATACCACGCCATAGACCTGCAACCTTTTCTACATTATCTATTTCAGTGCTTTCGGCATTTGCTTCAGCTCCTTTTGCCTCTGCATTAGCTTTGTTCTTTTGAGCTTTCAACGTCAAAAGAGAAAAGATTAATCCACCTCCAAAAACTACATTCAGAACTAAACTGAGTATATCTAACCAACCCATACCATTTTACTTTTTAAAATACAATTCAGCTTCGGTTTTACGCCTTTTTACTAATCCTGGTAACACAACCCCTCCGCCTTTGTTCCACTTAGAAAATTCAACTGCTATTTTTGGGTCATTTGGATTAGCTAAAACTTTTTTCAAAAGAGTGCTATCTCCCAAACCCTCAGGTACAGTATCTATATCAATATCAGAACCGCAGTTGTATGCAAAATCAACCAATGCATCAAACTGATTTTGTGTAAGAACTACTGATTTTGTAAGTAGTGTAACATCCGATTCAAAAGCACGTAAATCCCACAAAAGCATCTCATCAGCTTTAGCTTGAGTAATAGCAGGATCTTTCATTGAAACCCGGACACCATTTGTATAACGAGTACTTCCCCAACCGATAGTTGGAACACCCGCAGGACACTTGTAGGGTTTCAATTTGCAACCTTCAAATTGCTTTACTAAAAGAACAGTTTTTATTGATTTCATTTGAATTTAAATTTTGCTGCAATATCAGGTTGCGGCTTTTCAGCAGTTTGTCTTACTATCGTTTTTGCATCATCAACCGACGTTGAAAAGTCTATACGAAACATAATGTAGCGATTGCCATATTGAGGTTTAAACTCAGTTACACGAACCAATGGACTAAGAAGCCCCGGTATTGATAGACCTTCAAAGGTTTGGAACAAGTCATCAAAGCGGTCGAGAATCTCGATTGTTTCATCTTCGCGTTCCGCCCCTTTGAAGCTATCAGTAACCAAATTCAAATACAAAAACAAACTAACAATACCTTCACCTATTTGCGTGTGTTCCAGTTGGCTTTTAAACCTGAAGTCAGAGAACTCAACTAACAATGCCGGCAATGGCAATGGATAAGTATCCTTTTCTTTCTGAAACTGTCCTTTTTGTAAATCTTTCGACTTCAAGTAAGTCAGCTCAGAAGCCTTATTGCGTATAGCCTTGTATATATCGCTGCGTTTCATTTCTTTAGGTTTAGCGTACTCACCATTCACATGGTAAGTACGCTGTTGGAAAAACTAACTATTTAAACAAAAAAAGTATTTATGATTTAGCCTGATAGATCATTGCGGAATATCGCTGTGAATCTTTTGTAAAATCAGACTTTGAACGGTGAGCAAAACCGAATTCAGTTGCACGACCTGTAGGGTTTTGCGATTTATTTACAAGGAACATTTCAAACGCTCCACCGGCATAAAACACCTCTTCTTTACAGAATACAAAACCTGCCGGTACTACATTTCCTGTAATAAGTGCTCCTTGAGCTGCCTTTGCGCCTGCTGTAATGTCATAAGCTACAAGACTATTGTCTGATGCTTTATGAATTTTGAAGTTATAATACTCAACCACCGATGGGTTAATTGTACCATTGTTTACCTGCATACCTAATTGAGCTTTAAGAATCGTATTATTCTCAACTAAATCCCACCACAAATCAGATGGCAACACCAAGTTACGTCCACCGGGGAAACCTGCCTTATCTAAAATTCTTGCAAGGTTCAATACATCTTCTAACATTAGCGTTTTCAAGCCTCCACGTACCGGACCGGTTGTTGGAATGATAATACGCTTATTACCGGCAGTTGCAGGCGCAAATGCATAAGCAGCATCATTGATTTCTTTGAGTACAATAGCCTCAGCCGATTTCTTTGTGTAGTACTGAATTTTATCGAATGGCAATGCATGCATATTGATATTACGCATTTTGTAATTCTGACTATCGTAATAGTCCAAAGATACATCGTAAGTAGTTTCGGACGGCTCTACACTGTCAACATCAGTTGTACGGTTCTTATACACCGCCGGAGCAGCACCCGCTTCAGGAAACTTCAACGTTTGACCATCGACAACAAACGAACTTAAATCCTGAGCATCTTTAAGCCATGTATCAATTTTTACATATTCCTCCTGTAAGGAGCGCATAAACACAATTTGCTGCGTATCTAACACAACAGGTGGAGCAGCCATCAACATTCCCACACCAACTAAACTACCACCACCAAAGGAGATAATTGCACCTACCAATCCAACGATAAGCAAGCAACCAAAAACAACAATTCTTTTCATACCTTTCAAACTAATTTATATTATACTTTAAATTCACTTCGCAACGCACTTCGTAGGCTTCGCATTTGATTTAAGCCTCCGTAGTAATAGAAATCCCCAACTTTTTACTTTCTGCCAAAAATGCAGCCTCTAATGCTTTGAATTTATCAGGCTCGTTTTTTTGCATAAGGCTTAATGCTTCCTGATCTTTTTTGTAATAATCCAAATAAGTCCACTTAGCACGTTCGTCACCTTCCTTTTCAGTTTTCTCACTACCAAGCCCGGCAACAAAGGTTTGAAGTCCATCAATTCCCTTCATCAATTCCAACTGCTTTTTAGTACCATCGTAATCAAGCACGGCACCTGCGCGATAAATTGCTTTTTGAGGTTCGGTAATCGCTCCACGATTGAAATGCAGTGCTACCAACGCATCCGCTTTCGCCTCAGCGGTTTCAGTTCCACCACCCGCCGGAGCCTGAACTTCGGGTTTAGTTCGCGCACCCAGCATTGAGCTTGTTGTATCATAATCATTAAATGCAAGTTTTTTCAGCGAGGCAATTTCGCCTTCCTGAACTACACCGCGCTCTTTGTGAAACATCACAAGATTATCGGCAGCTAATTGTTTTGAGGCTGCAAGCTCAGCTTGCATTTGCTCAACGGTTTTTTGTTCTACAGCCATTTCGTTTTTTACAATTAAATTTAATTTATATTCACCACCTTCCGGTGTAGATAATTTTACAGCATTTTTTTGTCCGGGAATAGTAACTAACGAAATTTCCAATAAATCCCACTTAGTCACAGTGCTTAGTGTTTGACCTTTCAATAGATATTTTGGGTCATCGCTTTCTTCTATAGGTAATATGTTGAGACTTACAGCACTCATAAACCCATCCTTATATTTCCAATAAAGCTTAACAGCATCGTCATCGTTTCTGTCAAACTCCAACAATCCGGAAAACTCGCTACCTTCAAGTTTAAGGTCAGACCATTTACCCACAGGAATCATCCAAGTATTGTGCTGTACACAACATACAGGGTTCTGATTAAATCCATCCAAATTACCACCACTCATAAGCAACCGCCAACCGTATCGGTTAACCGTTTCGTCACATATTGTAAATGGAATCGTTAAAGCTCCATCCGGTAATTTTCTTTCCTGTTTAGCCATTTTATTCGAAATAATTTTCGACAAAGTAAAACCGAAAAAAACACAAAAAAAAATTGTCGATTTGTAGTTAATCGGTTTTTAAACAACTACTGTCGTAAAATCAAACAACTACAAATCAAGCATTTTCAAAGCCTGAAAAAAAATAAAACCTTTGTATCTCATTTTTATATATAGTAAGTATACAAATAATTAAAAACCATGTAAATGCCTAAAATTTCACAAGCCGAACGCTTACAAAAAATTGAGCAAGCCCGGCAGATGTATTGCAAGGGTTTCGATGCTCAGACCATTGCCGACATTATGGGCGATGTAAAAAAACGAACCGTGGAGGACTGGATACGTGAGTACGATTTTGAACGCTCAAAACGCTCTCAAATCATTGCATTATCCGAAATTCGCAACTCCATACTCGAAAGTTATGCCGACTTGCTTGATGGCAAAAAGCCAAAAGTAACGCCCGACCAAGCTGCGAAGTATGCAACGGCGTTTGAAAAGTTCAGCAGCAAGAAACAAGTATTGTCGTACATGCACGAAGCTTATGAGATGCTCAGCGAGGAGTATATGAATGAGATTCAAACCGCTGATACACCCAAAGAAAAATCAACCATCCTAACTGAACTACGAGGTGTACGTTCGCGAATGGAAAAAGTATTAACCTGCCTCACTAAAGAAGTATTGGGAAATGATTAAAAAATGGCTTGTAAAGGCACGGCAATTAATATTTCAAACCTATGTAGGCTATAAGGTTTATAACCTAAAAAAAGAAGCCGACTTTGTCAGCTCCAAATTTGGCGTTCAAATATTTATAATCAAATACGAACGCGAAATTATCAGTGTCACTAAAGATTGGTTCACGTATCAGAAACAACACGGTAAATTTCCAAAAGATTTTACGTGTGAAGATTTGAAGAAAATAGCTTTTTACTATACAAAAAAATGACTAAAAAAGAGTACCAGGAACTATTAGATCGTTTCGTTGCAAAATCAGATTTTATCCGTAGAGCTACTGTTGAGTCCATCATAAAAGAGACCACACAACAGCAAGAAGATCGTATAGAATGGCTATTTCGTCCCGAAAATTACGGCTTCATGTTCAACCATTACTTTGGTAAAGGAACTACCATCCCCATGGCTGATAGTGATTGCGCCTGGTACCATACTTCTATTTACAAAGATTTGTACAATGAAGCATTTATTACGCTGTTTAATCTCATTTTCCGCGGTGGAGCAAAGTCAACTCATGCCAATATGGGTTACGCTTTCGGTTTGAAGCAAACAAAAAAAGCCATGTTTCAATTGGTAGTTGGTGCAAACGAAGTACTCGCTGCCATGTTGCTTCAAGATTTACAAGTTCAATTTGAGTGCAACGAAAGAATTATTCAGGATTTTGGACTACAGAAAAGCTATGGAAACTGGGCGGATGGTCAATTCGAAACTACAGACCGATGCACGTTTATGTCTTTAGGGATTGATCAGAAATTTCGCGGACTTAGACAAAACGGTATAAGATTACAATACGTATCACTCGATGACCTTGAAGATAAAAAAAGAGCATTAAATGACAATTTAGTAGGCGAATACACCGAGAAAATAACAGGTGATATTCAGGGAGCTTTTTCAATTGACTCCGAAAGAATGATTATGAATAATAATTTCTTCGTAAAAAAGGGATTAGTTGAGTCATTAGCTAAAAAGAAAGGTTTTAACCTTGATAAAATAGACACAAAAACCAATATCATTCTGAAAGAAAAATATGCTCATTTATATCTTGTTAATCTTACTACAAAGTATTATACCGATATAAATGACAAAAACACATTGACTTGGGAGCCTTCATGGAAAGAACGCTATACACACGAAGCATGTCTTAGAAAAAAGGAACAATATAAAGATGACCCGGAAACATTGTCCGGCGAATTCTATAACACCCCAATCAACGCCGGAAAGCGAATTAAAAAGCACATGATTAGGTTCGTAAAACCAAAACCATTTGATTCTTATTTGGTAATTATTGGCAACTGGGACTTAGCATACTCTACAACTGCCTGTTTCAAAGCAATGGCAGTATTAGGTGTATCAGGCATAAGAATGACTGTGATAGATATATTTTGCAGACAGACAGCAGACATTGAAACCGCATTAGACTATCATTATACACAAGCCAATAAAATGATAAAAATAAACGCTTCTACCTTGTATTTCTACGATGCAAGCGTATCTCAAGAAGCGGTATATGCTCAAACTATAATTAGATCTGCAATCAGACACAAATCTATTTGTATTCCATTGCCACAAAAGACACATACCGATAAGCCAACAAAAATTGATACTGTTTTAGTTGGTTCTTTGCTCAGTGGAATATTAGATTTCAGTGAAGATTTGAAAGAAAACCCAGACTGGGATGAAGCAGAAAGACAACTATTAAGGTTTGAAAAGGGCGGTAAATATGCGGTCGATTTTCCGGATGCGCTTTCAGATGCAATTCTTAAAGCTCAAGAGTATTTGAATGTAGATGATGAAAACGATAACAACAAAGCACCTGTAACAGGGCAAGATGAAAGAGGAGGTTATTAATATGGAAACAAACAAGATTTATTTTCAAGATTGCTTAATTGGTATGAAAAAATTGCCAAACGAGTCCGTAAACTGCATACTGACTGACCCGCCGTATAAATATTTAAAGAATCAAAAACTTGAAGTTGATTTTAATGAAACTCTTTTTTTTAATGAGGTAAAAAGAGTTCTTAAGCCCGATGGATTTATTATTTTTTTTGGACGTGGAATAAGCATGTGTCGCTGGGCTGTAATACTTGATGATTTAGGATTTGCATTCAAAGAAGAAATTGTTTGGGATAAATTAAGGATTACATCGCCAGTGCTTGCACTTGGTAGAAGACATGAATTAATTTTTTGCTTTACTAAAAAAAACGGCAAAGTAAATAATGTAAAAATTGATTTTTTTGAAAAATATGAGTTTGAACCTGAGAAAATAGAGCGCACGATTGATAGGCTTGCAACCACATTTGGCAATAGAGAAACATTCAAACTCCTTAAAGACTATTACCAATTCGGATATAAAAAATATACGCAATCGAAAGAATCTGCATATAATGTGACAAGGGCAAAAAACAGCAATATAAATATGAATAGAACTATTGTTTTTGCAGTAGGTTTAGAAGAGGGCGTTAAAGAACAGTCAATTATTAAACAAGTTTCTGACCACTATAATACAATACATCCTACACAGAAACCTGTTAAGTTATTAGAAAGGCTTTTAGCATTAGTTTCGAAAGAAGGCGATTTAGTCGTTGACCCATTTAGCGGATCAGGTTCAACGGCAGTAGCTTGTATAAATACTAATAGAAATTTTATCGGCTATGAAATAGATAGCGAGTATTATAATTTAGCTAACAATAGAATCCAGAATTATTTATCTGAAAGAAGCAAAATAGTTTCGCAAACCGAATTATTTAAAGAAGCAATTTAATATGGCATTTTTGACAAAAGACGAATTAAACACGGTTGGCGATTTAAATCTTATCGACCTGCTAACTGATTTGAACGATGATATTGTAACCGATATTATCGACGAAAGTATTGACTTTATGAAAGGCTATTTAAGCCGGTTCTACGACGTTGATACCATATTCAATGCTACAGGCGATGCACGCAAAAAATCAATTGTAAAACGCCTGAAGGACATTGTTATATTTGGAATTTTTGACCGTCAGAAACGAGAACCAGGAACAGCCGTTTTGCGAGGTTATAATGAAGCTGTAGGATGGCTCGAAAAATCATATACCGGCGAATTGGGCGACAGAACGCTACCACCTAAAGTGGTAGAACCTGAAGAGAGTGAAGGAACAGCCGGAGACTTACGGTTTGGTGGAGATGTACAATATCAATCAAATTTTTAATTATGAGCAGCAAAAACAAACAAATTAAAAATCAGCTTCAGTTAGCTGCTAATGCTTCAGGCAGATATGCAAAGCAACCGCCTTTAACCGATACAAGAGAATCGGACAAACTTGAAATTGATTATTTCCACCTGTACGAATCACTCTACCGAAAGGAAATAACCGACTGGCAGAATTCGCGCACCATTCGTTACGACCCTTTTAATCCGGTTACTTATCCGATACAGCAGCTTTACAAAGATGCCATGTTGGACAATCACCTTCAGGGCGCAATAAATCAACGAATTTTGCGAGTTAAAAACAAAAAATTTGTTGTGAAAGATGAGAATGAAAATGAAGATTTCAAACGCTCAAAACTTATCAACAAAAAATGGTTCAGGCATTTTATTCAAAAAGCTATGGAGTCGAAATTCTACGGCTACAGTATGGTATTTATTGAAGAATTTGAAGCAGGTCAAATAAAAAAGACAAAAGACATAAACCGGGAAAATATCATTCCCGAAAAAGGCTTGCTATTAAAAGATGCTTACAATCCTTCAGGTATAGCAATTCAATATGGCGATTTTTCAAACTTCTTGATTTATATTCAACTAGACAATGCTGTTGGGATATTAGAACGCATTGCTCCAATGACAATTTTCAAACGTCACTCATGGGCATCATGGGACGATTTTGAACAAATTTTTGGCGTTCCTATTCGTATTGCGCGAACTATGATTAACACCGAAAAACACAAGAACGATTTGCAACAATGGCTTTCGACCATGGGCAAAAAGTCATACGCTATTTTCGACAAGCAAACCGATGTTGAAATAAAAGAGAACTCCAAAACAGACTCGTTCAATGTGTTTGATAAAAAGATTGAGCGTATCAACAAAGAAATTTCCAAGGGTGTCAATGGTCAGACAATGACCATGGATGATGGAAGTAGTCACTCACAAGCTGAAGTTCATTTAGAAGTTTTTCAAGATGTAACCGATGCCGACATCATGGATGTCCAGGACTGGATAAATGATGATTTCTTACCCGTATTACGCAACTTAGGTTATGATATACCCGAAGGCTATACGGTTGAGCTAATTGATAAGAAAAAGACAAAACCATCCGACAAAATAAAAGTAGATGGTGAGTTACTTAAGAATGGTTATAATCTCGACAATGATTACATTGAATCAACATACGATGTAATACTTGATAAAGAAACACCGCGAAGTGAGCGAAGTCCACAAAAGGAGTCACTCAGTTTTTTCGATTAGCCCCGGATAATAACTTTTCCAAAGTTCTAAACTTTGGAAAAGTTCATGAATTCGGGGAACTCGACACTGACGCTCTTTACTTCAACAATGATTTAGAAACACGCCAGCTTGCTATTTCCGAATATCCAAGCTTGCAACTAGCAAACCGTCAGGTAGATTTAAATAGTGCTGTAGAGCAAATTTGGAAGGGCAAAGGCTCTGAACTTATGCGCCCTATTTTCGACACATACAACGACGATCTACATCGTGCCGTTGCATCCGACAGCGAAGAGACAGCAAAGTTATTTAAAAACAACGTGAGCCGTTTAGCAGCTGCAAAGGCTAATTATACCATTCAGCAATTAGAACGCTGCAAAGCCGATATAAATGGCGTTGCACGAAGTAAAGAAGAGTACAAGAAAGCTGCAAAAACTGTTATAGGCAGAGCCAACCGCGCCCAGGCTGCTGAATATAATACCACTTCGCACCGGTGTCGTGTAGCCAAACAATGGGCGCAATTTACAAAGGAAAAACGCCTATTCCCAAATATTGAATGGTTGAGAACTCGTTCTGCCAATCCACGCGATACAAAGCCGGACGATCATCTTTCATTCGTTGGGCGACGTTGGCACATTGATGATGATTTTCTAAAGAAGAATTATCCGGGATGCTTATGGAACTGTAAGTGTAACGTCAAAAATACCGATAAGCCGGTTACTGATAATGCCGATTTGAAAGATGTACCGGCAGCCGCCGGACTCGAGGGTAATCCATATTATACCAACGAAATATTTTCGAGCAAACATCCGTATTTTAGTCGAGTGAATAAGCATATACCGGATGTTGGTGTGTTGTATAATTCGGATGATATTGCTTATTTAAACAAAGAAGAGAATGGAGTTAAATTCAAATTACATTATAATGCTCAAAAAGAGTTTAATGACGTAAATAAGCCATATTTGCCACTTATAAAAAAGGCTGGATTTAATGATATTAAGTTTCTTCCAACTGTCGAAAGGCACGAAAAAGAACTTCGGAAACGATATTTTGGGAAATATTGGGAAACCAATAAATGTGCCGACATGACAGATGGTCAATTGTTCATTGAACTCAAAACAGTAGGTAATTCGGGACGGAAAACAAGAAGGAATATTATTACTGAAATTGGTGATGCTGCAAAAAAAGCAGACATTGTAATATTGAAGTCAGAAAAACAATTGGATTTCAATCAGATTGCAAAATCACAATTTGAAAAATACACTAATTTGCAACGAATTATATTCTTTTTTAATGATGAAATGTTCGATTTTATACCCTAATAAAATACGAATGGCAAACACAACCGAAGCTATATTTGCCATAAGGCGTCCACGTGCGCAACGCAGACACCACAAAAGTAATATATATTTTCAATAATTATTCATTTTGATACTAAATATTTATGAATGGTGACTATTTTGCCGAACACTTATTAAACATGAGCGACGAGGCTAAACGATTTATCGACGATGATGCGCCGGTGATAATGGGTAAAATAGCGCGGGATGTGTTCACTGAGAACTTTCAGAACGAAGGTTTTACCGACACGGCTAACGAGTCATGGGAAGAAGTAAAACGCCGCTTAAATCCAAAAGTAACAGGAGCTCAGGCCACACGCAAAATCCTTACAGGCGACACAGGCGATTTGGGTATGAGTATTGAATATCAAAAAACTGCCGATGGTGAAACTACCATTGTGTCAGACAAGAAGTATTCTAAAGCCCACAACGAAGGAACTACCACCGCCGGACGAAACCGGAACGTTACCATACCCAAACGCCAGTTCATTGGCGACAGTGCCAAAGTTGACAACCAGGTACTCGAAGAATTTGAACGGAAACTAACCGATTTAGACAAAAATGCCTGAGTAGATTTACTCAGGC